CCAAGAAAGACCCACGGTTAGCTAGAGCAGGAGTGGCAGGGTTTAATAAAGCCAAAAGAACACCTAATCATCCTACAAAATCACACATTGTGGTGGCTAAACAGGGGGACAAGATCAAAACAATACGCTTTGGTCAGCAGGGTAAGAAGGTTGGTATGGTAAAAGGCACAGCAGGTTCACCAAAAGCAGGTGAGTCACGCACAATGAAGATGAAACGCAAGAGTTTTAAGGCACGACACGCTAAAAATATTGCAAAAGGTCCAATGTCAGCAGCATATTGGGCAGATAAGGTAAAGTGGTAGCATGAGAAAGAAAGCAGCAAACAAAAAGCCTAATAAAAAACCTGCTTTTATAGTGATGATTGCTATTGGACAGAAGAAAAAGAAGAAGACGAACAAAAAAGGGTAACGAGTGGCGTTTTTACAGAGTAACATCCCATACTTTAAGGCATGGGTACGAAGAGAGTATACGTGTAATTTTGAACAGTATCATGGAGAGTTCTTACACGCAATGGTAATAGCCGTGACGAGCATGCCAAACAGATCTCTGAGTTTTCAGGTGATATTTACAGGATGCGAGACAGACGATACAGATGAAGAGAACGTACACGGTGGAGCAATGTGGGCTAGGATGCCCATCACAGCATTGGTTGGTGACACACCATATGAAGAATGGCCTAAAGAGTTACCACCATACGTAGCACAGCCTTGGGATTGTATGTCCCACGAACATTCGGTCTACGTTTTGAACAGAGCGACTCCTGCTCCTTGGATGGCCAAGATAGACGGAGAGTTCTACCCTGCTAAGTACTATTTCACTGTAGACTATACAGACAGTGAGATAGCTGACGACCCGGCTCAACATAAACAAAGTCATGTGCTTGAGTTGATGGAAGCAGGAGAGTATACAGGTAACATCGTTGCGTTACCGAACAATCGAGTACGAGTAACACACCCTGCATGGTTTGAGACAGGGGAGGGAGCGCCTGACTTTAAGCCGAATCAAAGGGTGTTCCATTCAAAACAAGAGACTGAGTACGTTTGGGATACTCAACGAGTCTTTAACAATCTATATTCTAAGGAGAAATAAAATGGTAATGAAGAAAAAACCGATGAAGAAAAAAGGAATGGCTCGTGGAGGAGCTATGAAGAAAAAGGGTATGGCACGAGGTGGAGCTAAGATGCCAATGGCTAAAGACCCAAAGACAGGTAAGATGATACCTGCTTTTGCTATGGACGGCAAGGGTAAAATGGCTAAGGGTGGCATGATGAAGAAGAAGGGCATGGCTCGTGGTGGCATGAAAAAAGGCTACGCAGCAGGAGGCATGACGCTTACTAAAATCAGGGCTGCAGCCAAGGCTAAAGGCTACAAAGTAGTCAAGGCATAAGCATGGCCAAGTCGACTGTTAATAAGGCAGGAAACTACACCAAACCCACCATGAGAAAGAACCTGTTTAGTCGAATCAAGTCAGGTTCTAAGGGTGGTAAGCCAGGACAGTGGAGTGCTAGAAAGGCGCAGATGCTTGCCAAACAGTACAAAGCTAAGGGTGGTGGATACAGATAATGGCACTCGCAAAAAGTCAACGTAGTTTAAAAGCATGGTCAAAACAAAAGTGGAGAACAAAGAGTGGTAAGCCCAGTGGGAAAACTGGAGAACGCTATCTTCCTGAAGCTGCAATCAAGGCTCTATCACCCTCAGAGTACGCAGCGACAACTAGAGCTAAAAGAAAAGGCACAAAGGCAGGTAAGCAATTCGTCAAACAGCCAAAGGGCATCGCAAAGAAAACACGAGCGTACAGGAAAGTAAAGTAATGATAGTAAAAGCATGGTTCATAGTAGCAGTAATGTCTGGCGTATATACAGACGGAACTAAGGATATATTTATATTTCAGCATCCTGCTGATCACGGACACTTCCATAACGCACATATGTGTCAAAAATTTATAGGCGAGCATCCTTTTAAGATTGCTAAAGCGTTAATCAATCAATATGGCAACAGGCCACCAGAGCAAATTATATGTGTGCCTGAAGATACTGTTAGACTCTTCATGGAAGAGGGTGGTAGACGAGGAGAGCCAACCTAGTGTTATATGAACCCACTTGCGAAATATGTGGCAGTCACATTGAAGATGAAAGATGTGAGGTATGTGAGCATACAGGCGATAACGGTGCTTGGGTAGAAGAGGTTATAAAGGAAAAAGATGACAAAAAATCTGACTGAAAAGCAACAGAAGTTTTTAGCTGCCCTGTTTGATGAGGCAGGGGGTGACGCACGACTAGCCAAAAAGATGGCAGGATACTCTGATGAAACAAGATTGTCGGAAGTTGTCAAGCCATTGAAGGATGAGATAATGGAAGCAACAAAAGAGTATATGGCTTATGTTGCACCAAAGGCTGCAATGGCAATGGGTAACGCACTTGTTGATCCTACAGAGTTAGGCATACGAGATAAGATGACAGCAGCAAAAGATTTGTTGGATAGAGCAGGATTAATTAAAACAGAGAAGGTAAACGTGGAGTCTTCAGGGGGATTGTTTGTTCTTCCTGCTAAAGAAGGGACGAATGAATAACACTGATCTAGGATACTGGACGCTTCCAAAACCTGATGTAGAAGTTAAAGAGTGGAGCAGAATACCTAGAGTTGCAAGAACAATACCCTTTGGCTACGAGGTAGATCCTGACGATGCAGACTTTCTACTTCCACTAAAAGAAGAACTAGATGCGCTAGAGCAAGCAAAAAGGCATCTACAACAGTATAGTTACAGAGAAGTAGCAACGTGGCTCAGTAAAGAAACAGGACGCTACATCTCACATGCAGGATTAAAGAAGAGAATACAGGTTGAACGAAGACGTAAAAAATCAACTACGATTAAGAGGGAGCTTGCCAGAAGGCTCAAAAAGACGCTCCAAGAAATCGAGAAAGCCGAAACAAGTAGAACAGGTAGTTATACAACAGCAGGAACAACTGCCTGAGATAAAGATAAAACCACAAGAGGTTCAAGAAGAGCAAGTTTTATTCCGACCGAACGAAGGACCTCAAACAGATTTCTTAGCCTCGTCAGAACGAGAGGTGTTATACGGTGGTGCAGCAGGTGGTGGTAAATCATTCGCTATGTTAGCTGACCCACTCAGAGGACTAAACAATCCTAACTTCAGTGGACTGTTAGTACGACACACAACGGAGGAGCTAAGAGAACTGATACAGAAGTCTCAGGAGTTGTACCCAAAAGCTATTCCTGGGATTAAGTGGTCAGAACGAAAGTCACAGTGGGTGAGTCCTAAGGGGGGCAGGCTGTGGATGTCCTATCTAGACCGTGACCTAGACGTAATGCGATACCAAGGGCAGGCATTTAACTGGATAGGATTTGATGAACTTACACAGTGGGCGACACCATATGCTTGGGACTATATGCGATCAAGACTTAGAAGTGCAGATCAATCGTTAGGACTGTATATGAGAGCAACGACAAACCCTGGGGGAGCAGGACATCAGTGGGTTAAAAAGATGTTTGTAGATCCCTCACCTCCCAACAGTTCTTTTTGGGCAACGGAGTTAGAGTCAGGTAATGTTATTACATTTCCACAAGGGCATAGCAGAGAGGGGCAACCTCTTTTTAGAAGACGCTTCATACCTGCTAATTTGTTTGACAACCCTTATCTAGCTGAGTCAGGTGACTACGAGGCAATGCTACTGTCTCTACCTGAGCATCAAAGGAAGCAACTGCTAGAAGGTAATTGGGATGTAGCTGAAGGTGCAGCGTTTCCTGAGTTTGACAGAACAAAGCATGTAGTAGAGCCGTTCAAGATACCAGGAAGTTGGAGAAAGTTTAGAGCGTGTGACTATGGTTATGGAAGTTACTCTGCTGTAGTATGGATAGCCGTATCACCTGCCGAACAGCTTGTCGTATACAGAGAACTACAGGTGTCAAAAGTGTTAGCTGTAGACTTAGCCGACAGAATACTAGACTTAGAAGCTGAAGACGGTACGATACAATACGGAGTTTTAGATAGTTCACTATGGCACAAAAGGGGCGACACTGGCCCTAGCCTAGCAGAGCAGATGATAGTAAGAGGTTGTAAGTGGCGACCATCAGATAGAAGCAGAGGAAGTAGAGTTGCAGGAAAAAACGAATTACACAGAAGACTCCAAGTCGATGAACATACCGATGAACCACGCCTTGTTATATTTAATAACTGCACAAACCTTATATCTCAACTTCCTAGTCTCCCTTTGGACAAGAAAAACTCCGAAGACGTAGATACAAATAGTATGGATCACATGTATGATGCTTTGCGTTATGGTGTGATGACACGACCACGTAGCTCCATATGGGACTATAACCCTGTAAATCAGCGAACAGGTTTTCAAATCGCTGATCCTAACTTTGGATATTAAATATGGCAGAAGATAACGAAGTAGCATTTGACACAGCAGATGTCACAGCAATGCAGGACAATGACCCTGCGCTAAAATCAGAGAGCGATGTAGTAAGCTTTGTACATGGTAGATTCAAAAGAGCAGAGGATGTAAGACAACAGGACGAGCAACGATGGCTCAAAGCATACAGAAACTACAGAGGACTATACGGACCAGACGTACAGTTCACCGAAACAGAAAAATCTAGAGTCTTTGTAAAGGTAACAAAAACAAAAACACTAGCAGCGTATGGTCAAATAATTGACGTGCTTTTTGGTAACAATAACTTTCCTTTGACAGTAAATCCAACGAAACTACCTGACGGTGTAGCTGAGTCGGTACACATAAATATAGATCCTAATGCAGAAAAGGGTCAAGATGAACTGCGACAGGCTTTTGAAGATAAACCTTCAGAGTCTTTTTTGTTTAAGCCTAACGGAAAACTACAGCCAGGAGAAACATTACAGGACTTACAGAATAGACTTGGTGCAGCAGAAAACAAACTAGGTGTAGTATCCGAAAAGATAATAGAGGGTGCAGGTACAACGAATACAACTGTAACCTTTCACCCTGCAATGATTGCTGCAAAGAAGATGGAAAAGAAGATACACGATCAGCTAGAAGAATCAGGTGCAAACAAACAGTTACGTAACACAGCATTTGAGATGGCTTTGTTTGGTACAGGCATTATGAAAGGTCCTTTCGCCTTAGACAAAGAGTATCCTAATTGGGGGGAAGAAGGAGAGTACGACCCACTAATTAAGACAGTGCCTTCCACAAGTCATGTATCTATGTGGAACTTTTATCCTGACCCTGATGCGTACAGCATGGATGAGGCAGAGTATTGCATAGAGAGACACAAACTATCTAAAACACAAATGCGTAATCTAAAAAATAGACCATACTTTAGGGAGGAGT